GTGGAACTGACGAAATCTATAATCGTATATCTAAAGCGGAAAATGATAGTTATGAGATATGTGAAGAGACAGGAAAGCCTGGTACATTAAGAACTGATATTGGTTGGTACAGAACTCTTTGTGATGAAGAATATGAAAAATTTAAAAATAGATAAAAAAAATGGAATATAAATTTATAAACAGATACGGTAACGAAATACTTTTCATTAGGGAAGGTGATTCTTTCGAAATGAAGGGTGGTGATTACTACAGATACCTATTTAATGTGGATGATGAAGGTAATTTTTTAAATTATAATGCAATTGATCCGTCAGGTGGACCTTTTATTAGTGTTGGGATGGATATGGAATATGTGCATGAAGATTTAAAAGGTTTAGTTATTGAGTCTATTGTAAGAAATGGTGAAAAAGAAGAAAAAATAATATTAAAAACAAAATTAATATGACTTACGAAGAATTCTTAAAAATATTAATGTCTTTTAAAAAAATTAATGAGGATATTAGTGAATTATATGATATAGGGTTTGATTTTTTAGAAGGTAAATATCGTATGTCAGATAATGTTAGTATTATGTTTGAATCGGTTTTAGAATCATATTTTACAGAAGAAGGTATTGATTGGATTAATTGGTTTATATATGAAAATGAATGGGGTACTAAAGATTGGAGTAAATTACCTACAATTGATGGGTTAACTGGAAAGATAATTTTAGAAGAAGATCCTATGAAGGCGTATGGTGCGAAAGATGAAAATGGAAATCCTATATGTTTTTCATTTGAGTCAACATATGAATATGTTAAACAATACTTAAAAAACAAAAAAGATGAATAGATTAGAATTAACTGACAAACAACTATCGATAATTCAAGAGGCTCTAGATTTCTACTCCAGAATAGGTATAGGTCAATTCAACGTAATAAAAGATCACCCAACTTTTCAAGAACACCTATATAACGAGTTTGCACCAAAAAAAGAACTAGAAGTGGGTGATAGAACTCAACGTGGTGAAATAGTAGAAATGCACCCAAAAAAGAAATGGATTAAAACCAAAGGAAGTTGGGGAAACGGTGAAGAAATAAAAAAGTGGACTGATGTGGATAATATAAAACTTACCACAGATTATTCAAAATATCATGACGTTAGAGATATAGTAGATGCTGCACTTGTATATCCCAGAAATAGACTTATGAATGATTTGGAGTTCCCACAACATGGGTCATGGGGAATATACAACGAAAATGTTGATGATAGTTGTAGAATAGCTTTTGATATTATACAAGTCATAAGACACGAAAGATGGAAACAAAATGAAAATAGGTCAAATATAACAGTGGACTCTCATATACATTTTTCACATAGAAAGGATAAATCATCGGATAAAATAAAATGCGAATTAAATATTAATGATGAAGATAAATAATTTTATATTGTTTTGTTGTGAATGGAATAATTGGAACGGATTTGTTTTACATTTATTTCATTACGATGGTGAATTATTTAACAAATCTTTAGATAATTCATTTTTTAGTATTAATTTTAGTAAAAATTATTTATACATAGATTTATTTTTTATGTCTTTTAAAATTTATAACAGAATACGATGAAAAAATATGATCAACACAAAATGAAAAGAACTCAAATACGTCAACAACAGGTTGCTGATGGTTTTTTTGATGGTCGTTTTGTCTCAAGATCAGAAAAACCTAAGAATTTATATTCTAGAAAGGTAAAACACAAAAAAATATATGAGTAAGATTTTATTAATAACTATGTCGATGTTTATTTTACAACCTAAAGAATATCTATGTAGGGCAACTTGGTATGACACTAGCAAACATAAAAAAGTTTATAGAGAGTACTCAACTGCGGCAGTTAGCAAAGAATTAATTAAAGATTTGAATATTAAAGTGGGGAAAATAATTAAAGATACATTAATTAAGGGTACACTATTAATAGTGACAAATATTAGTAATAAAAAAACTGATACCGTTGAGATAACAGATGTTAGTAAAGGTGGTAGTAGACATATTGATTTGTCATTAACTAGTTTTGAAAAAATATCTAAAAAGAGTGTTGGTGTTATTAAAGTAAGTGTAAGAAAAATTTAATTATTTTTAAAATGATTTGGATGATATAGATAAATTATATTATATTTGTAAAAAAAATAAATGAGACATTTTAAATTAGGTTTAATGTGGTTAGGATTTATAGTAATCACATCACTTTACGGTGAGTACATCGTAAGTAGAGAAGTAAACGGGTACCTCCAACTCTTAGGGTTAGTCGGATTGGTAGGTGTCCTTATATATTTAGGAGACATAACCGCAAATAATTTATTTAAAAACAAAAACAAAGAAAAATGATTGGAGTAAGTATGTTTATTTTAGGATTAGTAGTTGCAATTTATATTGCGTTATCCACAAAAGACACTATGTTTGATAGTGATGGTGACTTTAACATAAAATGGTTAGTTAAACCTATAGGTATTTTAATTTTATCTATTTTGGTTTCAATAATACAACCCTTTACAGTTGAAAGGATCGACGCAGGAAATAAGGGGTTAAAAGTTAATCTTACTGGATCAGAGAGAGGTGTTTCTAATTACCAATATAAAAGTGGTTGGGTAGTATATAATGATTGGACGGAACAAGTTAAAGAATTCCCACTATTCCAACAACACATAGAGTATGACGCACAAACTGTTATAACAAAAGGTGGATTTGCTGCAACAATTAAACCTTCTTTTAACTATTCACTTAGAGAAGATGCGATTGGCGATATGTTTGTTAATTTACGATTAGATATTTCCGCAATCGAACAAGGATGGTTAAAGAATGCAATTGTTTCATCTGTTAATGATGTTGCAAACCGTTGGGATGTTGATGCAATCTTTAATAAACGCGAAGAGTTCGAAGGGGCAATCATTACAGAATGTAATAAGAGAGTATCTAAATGGTTTACCGTATCTCAGTTGAGAACTAATATTATCCCACCACAGTCTTTACAACAAGCAATTGAGGGTAAAACTAAGGCGGTGCAAGAGGCTCAGGCGGCGATGCAAAGAAAGTTAGTGGCGGAAGCGGAAGCGCAGGAAAAAATTGCGATTGCTAAAGGTGATTCTGCGAAATCTGTAATTGACGCACAAGCAGCGGCGTTAACGATGAAACTTAAACAAAAAGAGATTACACCATTGTACGTTGAATTTTTAAAAGCCCAAAAATGGGATGGTAAATTACCATCTACGGTTACGAGTGGTAATGGCACATTTTTGAATATTAAATAATGAAATATTACTGGTTCGGTGGATCACAGATGGGTGTTAAGATTGGTTCGAATCCAAGTCTGTCGTCAAAGTCAAGAATCTCGAAAGAGTCTTGTGCCAGTATTGGTTAGTCAGGTGGCGGAATTGGTAGACGCGCCAAGCAAATAAGTGGTGTATAGGCTAAACGTTAATCCTATACTGTACAGGTTCGATTCCTGTTCTGACTACTAACTTAAAATAAAACAAAATGGAAAGTTTACATCCTGCAGCACAAGTAACAAGTATTGTTTGTATAACAATTGGGGTTTGTTTTTTTATATATTATGTGTTATATAAAGGTTTGAATTGATATTATAGTCAGGTGGCGGATGGGTAGACGCAGAGGTGAGGGGATATAGTAACACTCGGAAAGTAGCAGTCTCGTTACGTCCTACGGTGAAATCGAACAGGTTCGAGTCCTGTCCTGACTACTAACAATAAAATAAATAATATGAAAGAAAAGAATGAGATAGAAAACTACGAAGAAAAATCAAAAGTTCTTCAAGAAAATGGTTGGGTAACTTGGTATCATGATGATAACTGGATAAAGACAGAATGGATTAAGCAAGGTAAATCTTATGATAGTATGGGGAATTCAACCGATGTAGTTTATGATAGTTTAATTAAAGAATAAAAAATAGTCGGGTGGCGGAATGGTAGACGCATATATCCATACAGGGATGACACAGTACTGTATTACTGTGTCTTACAAGTTCGAATCTTGTTCCGACTATTAAAAAATTTATAATAAATAACAATAAAGTAAAATGAAAAAAATGTACGAAAAAATGATGGAAGACTGGATGAAATTTCAGCAAAAGATGACACCAGATTTGAATAACATCCAAAGTCAGGCAGTGGAAGGAATGTCTAAGATGCAAAATTTTATGTTTAATAATGCGATTCAAAATGTGATGTCTTCCGATACAGAAAAATGGACAAAATTTATGGAAAACTCCATAAAATTCCAAAAAGCATATATTGCTCAACAACAATCTATGTTAGATATGATGGAATCGATGACAGAGAATGCTAAGATACTCTCAAACAAATAATCGATATTGTAGATCACATTAAGGTGAATGTAAAAATATGATACATAAAAATTAGGTTATGAAGAAAAATAGGCGTAGAGCAGTACATGCAGAATTAATTAGAGAAAGTAGAGATAATCCAGGATATTTCAGGTATAATATTACCATTAGAGAAAAAGATGGAATGGAACATGTAGTCCCTGCTTATGGTAAAGATATGCAAGATGCAATCGAAAGATTGTTATGGAACGAAAGAGTTGGTAAGGTAACTAAATCAAAAATTATTGCACCAAGTTTTGCGGTGTTATTACTGTCTGTTGTTGCATTATCAGGTATGATGGGTGTAATCTACAACAATCCATTATGGGTTGCTGGAGGTCTTGGTTTTTGCGGTGTTTCATTATTGTTAACATCATTGGTTGATAGATATTTAAATAGAAAATGATACGTTGTTAAAATAAGAATATATGAGTGAATTTGAATTACCTGTTTACACAACTGCAGAATGTTCTGATGGGCCTAAATCTGGTGGAGTCGTATTAAAAGAGTTCATCGTTAGATGGGAATATAATGGTGATGGTAGTATTTTAGTATCTTTGAATAATGTCAATGATAAATTAATTCAAAGCGTTGAACACACCATTTCTAAAATTTAGTAAAGTCATATATATTTATATATTATAATATATTGATTAAAAAAAGTTTAAAATATAATTGACATTTCAGATTATTATATTTAACTTTGAAAAAGAAAATTAGTTCATTGACATATTGATTATAAATAATATTGTGTTGTTCCTTTGAGAAAGGAAGACTAATTAAAACTGAATTAAGGCAGGTACTGCGAGTGTCAGACAACACAGAGGACTTCTCACCTTCAAATAACCTGTACCCTTGAAAAACTCGTATATAAGGATAAGCAGGTTAGCTCCGATATAAAAGGGTATGAGAATAAGGGGCATTTGCTTGGATGGTGGAACTGGTAGACACGCCAGACTTAAAATCTTGTGGACAATTGTCCGTGCGGGTTCAAGTCCCGCTCCGAGTACAAAAGATGTTACAAAACGTAGAATGACAGATGTGGGGAGACGTGTCGTAAGGGTACACACTAAGGATAGGTATTCAATCTTAATTGTATTGATGTTATAACCCAACTCTCTAATGGTGTGTGAAGTATGTATTGTATGGGATTCCTGATAAAGTCATTTAACATCTTTTAATTTGCACCCGTAGCTCAGCTGAATAGAGCAACTCACTTCTAATGAGTAGGTCCCAGGTTTGAATCCTGGCGGGTGTACAACGAGTAAGAGATACTCAGTAGTCTTTTATTCAAGACTCATTTAACAATGGATAGGGGTAAAAAATGTCTACCGACAGACTTTCGATTCAGATTAAAGGTACCAAGGTTCAGGACCTCTGACGTAATGAACTGACTTTTTTATAGGGGATGCCCAAGAGGTTTTTCAAAAAGTAAAAACCCATATGACTACTCACCAGTAATCTCAAGGTGGGTAATTTGGTCTATTAGTGTAGTGGCTAACATACATCCCTGTCACGGATGTGCCGAGAGTTCGATTCTCTCATAGACCGCAGGGAGTGTATGCAGTAGAGTTCGGTTTGAGAGAGGACGTATCGCGCACTTAAAAGGGTGGATACAAGGTGTCAAACATGTTTTTTTAGTTTTAGTCATTAAAAACTGACGTTTTGTGGAGATAGTTTGATGATATAAACTTACACCCGTGATATTAGTGGGATTGATCACCCCTTTCACGTAAAAGTGATACCAACCCAAAGGTATCACAATTTGCTCCTATCGTCTAACGGTTAGGACATCAGGTTTTCATCCTGAAAATCGGAGTTCGATTCTCCGTGGGAGTGCTAAAGTGGGTAAGGACGTAATGAGGCAAGGTGCCGAGTCCTGTAAAAAGGTTGTTGAATGTGGGTTCGAATCCTACCTTATCCACTAAAATTATTATTTTTATTAATATGGAATATTTGTATGTTATTGGGAAAGTGGGACTTTTCTTTTTGTTGTGTTGGTTGATTGGGTTGACAATCACTAAATCTTTTAATTTGGTAGAGGGAAAGATGAGTAATACATTGTTTATGTTGAGAGGTGGAATAATTTTAGTTAGTATGATTATAATCTATTTATACTTCAAATAAAAAATGTTGAGAGGTGGTAAAAATTTTGTTGTTGTTGATGTTGGTTGTTTTGGTGGATTCTTGTTATGTGGGAATGACTTTTGAAGATAAGAGGAGGTTAGAACGAATACGTGAAAGTGATAAGATGTTTCGTAAAACTCAAAAGGTGAGGAGAAGATCGACAAGTGGTAAGTTAAAATCAAGTGTTAAATATCAAATAAGACAGATAAAAAAAAGATCTGTATATTATAGTTAAAAATTTGTAAAGTTATGAATAAACACAGATTAAAAATTAATGAAGGTCTTTGGAAAGGAGATTTAAAAAGACGATTAAAACGCGATTTGAATATAAGGTACGATGGGCACATTAGTGGGTGTTTGGATCATTTAGATATGGCGGCAGCTCATTTAGAGGAGGAATTAAATGGGGTTAATAAATTTGGTTTAGTTACAAATATACGGAATGCTAGATTTGAGATTAAAAAGTATTTTTATCCTCAGAAAGTTAATAATGAATGTGGTGACTAATCAATTCGATACATTCAGTTAACCCACATAAATTTATCCGTTTTGGTCCTTTAGCTCATTCGGTTAGAGCAACTGACTCATAATCAGTAGGTGGTTGGTTCGATTCCAACAAGGACCACATATATTAAAATATTGATAGTGGTTTCCCCCACTCAACGGATGTCGACAATCCATAGTGGATTAGGGATTCATCACCCTCGGCCAGTGCACTGATAAAACTCAGAAGAAGCCGTTAAGAATGAGGCGAGACGGGTACCTCATCACTATCATCCTTATTTATAACCAGTATAAATTATCTAAAAATTTGGTACTTTAAAATATTTTATTTATTTTCGTATAAATAAATTAAATTATTATGGGAATAAAATTGGGAAGAATGGTTGTGGTAAAGTACCAAATCTTAAAAGCAGGTGTTAAAAAAGAAGAATTCACTATTGAACAAATTGATAGTTTTAGTAGAGAACTTTTAGAGTATTTATCAGAAATGACTGATAGAGGTATATCTGAAATTGGTAATGAAACAGTTGATTTATACAAAGAAAGAGTTTGGAATCTTATTGAAAGAGTTGGTTTATTAGCAGAGTAATTATGCCTAAGATATATAAAGTAGGGGGTTGTGTAAGAGATAGTATATTAGGAGTTGATTCTAAGGATATAGATTATACGTTTGTTCTAGATAATATAGATAGGACTGTAGAAGAAGGATTTCAGATTATGTCTGATTGGTTAACTCATAACGAGTTTACTATATTTCTATCCACACCTGAGATGTTTACAATTAGAGCCAAATTTCCTAAAAATCACCCAAATGAAGGTTTAGTAGCCGACTTCGTAATGGCTAGAAAGGAAGTTGGTTACTCATCAGGAACAAGAAAACCAATTCTCGAATTAGGTACATTAGAAGACGATTTGGTTAGAAGAGACTTTACGTTGAATGCAATGGCTGAAGACGAATACGGTAACCTAATTGATTTATTTGGTGGACTTAAAGATCTTGAGGACGGTATTCTTAGAACTCCAGTAAACCCAGATATAACAATGATGGACGATCCGTTAAGAATTTTGAGGGCGCTAAGATTTTCAGTAACAAAAGGATTTCATATTGACTTTAAAATATGGGATGCGATGGCTCAACCAGAAATATTAGAGAAATTGCAAACAACTGTTTCAGTTGAAAGAATGAGAGAAGAAATCTTTAAGATGATGAAACACAATACTCCACTATCTTTAAGATTACTTCATACCGTTGAAGAATCTTACATACCAGGATTTTTAGATTTGGTATTCTCAAAAGGAATGTGGTTGAAACCTACTAACGAATTATAATCTATTGATTTTAATCAAAATTATAATTATACTTAAAAAAAAATAGTAATATATGAAGTTTAAAGATGTAACAGAAAAAGACAAAGAGTATGCCTATTCAATCTACACTGATAAAAATTTAAAGTGGGATGAGAGAATGTCTATTCTAACTAACTTTTTTAATAGATCAGAAAGAACTGTTAGGAAATGGTGTTCAGAAAAATTTAATTTTAAAGAAAAGGTTGATAAGGAATCAGAACAATTTGAGGCGGCTAAATTAAAAAAGTATGATAAAGATAAAAAAATATTTTTAATTACTTGGGCTCAAAATAACACACCTGTCCATAATGGACTTCTAACTAATATGGAGGCGTATGCGGAACATTTGGATGCAGACATACATGTTATTGCTGGTAGATATAAGAACCCAACGTCAGTATGGACTAACAATCAAGAAAATAATGAATTTTGGGATGATAAGGTAGTTAAGTATTTAGATGCGAATAGACATGATATACATAAATATGTATCTATTCTATCCGATGTTAAGATACAACCTACTGCAGTTGATCCTATGACAGGTTTACAAGGTTTAAGTGGGATTAATTCTTGCATATTTGGATCACCAAAAGTGCATTTAGAAACAATTCCCGTTTTAGTTAAACAAAAACCTAAAATGATGTTAACTACTGGGGCTATAACTAAAAAGAATTATACTGATTCTAAATCAGGTAAGAAAGGTGAATTTCACCATACTTTTGGTTTTGTTATTGTTGAAATTAAAGATGAAGATACATTCTTTGTTAGACAAGTGACTGCAGATGATAAAAGTGGTAGTTTTTCTGATTTATATTATAGAGTAGAAAAAGGTGTTATCAGTAAAAATTCATCTGTGTCGGCAATAATTTTAGGTGATGTTCACTATGGACATCACGATGAAGATGTATTAGATTCTACTTTTGACTTGATGGACGGTCTAACCCCTAAACACGTTATATTACATGATGTATTTGACGGAGATTCTATAAGTCATCATCAAATAAAAGATCCGTTTGTGCAGTATGGTAAAGAAATGAATGGGTCTAATGATTTGGGTAAGGAAATAGATGAAATGATGGAACAATTAAATCGTTTCACCAAATATGAAAATGTTGTTATTGTTCGTTCAAATCATGATGACTTTGTTGATAGGTGGTTGAAGAATGAAGATTGGAAGAAACAACCTACATTTAAAAATGCACCACTTTATATGGATTTAAGTTCTAGACTTTTAAAACAATACGGTAATAACCCTAGCGATGTTAAAGGAGTTATACCAGACATCATCAACGAAAAATATCCTAAATATATTACACTAGGTAGAAACGATTCTTATAAAGTTAAGAATTGGGAATTAGGGCAACATGGTGATGTTGGTTCGAATGGTAGTAGAGGATCTTTACCTCAGTTTCGTAAATTGAATACTAAAATTGTTGTGGGACATTATCATTCACCTGGACGTAAAGATGGGGCATTAGCAGTAGGTACCAGTACTAAGTTAAGGGTTGGTTATAATAATGGACCTAGTGGGTGGTTACAGTCACATGTTATCATTCATAATGATGGTAGGGCACAACATATAATTTTTAGTAGGGATAAAAATAATAATATAGATTTTACTACTTTAAAATAAAATCAACCAACATATATTTTTAAAAACCCGCATTTGTGGGTTTTTTTATTAAATAAAAAAGACTATATTTGTTATATGAAAGAGACATTAGAAAAATATTACAACGATGGGTTATTGTATAAACAAGTACATCCAACTTTACCATTAACTATATGGAACTATACTGAAAAAGTTCAGTATGAAAACTTATGGGATGATGTGACTTTGATGTGTAGAGGTTTGGTAACTGATGAAGATGGTAATATAGTCGCAAGACCATTCAGAAAATTCTTTAATGTCGAAGAAGGTAAACACACTCCGACTAATAACTTCAAAGTATATGAAAAAATGGATGGTTCTTTGGGTATATTATTCAACTATAATGGTGAGTGGGTAATGGCGACTCGTGGTTCATTCACTTCTGATCAGGCGGTGAAAGGTATGGAAATGTTAACAAAATATGATTACAATAAATTACACAAAGATTTCACTTACTTATTTGAAATTATATACTCAGACAACAGAATAGTTTGCTCATATGATTATGAAGACGTAGTATTACTTGGTGTGGTAAACACTAAAGACGGTTACGAAGTTAGTTTACATGGTGAATCTGATATAAGAATACAAAACTTAGTTAATAATTTAGGTTTAAAGGTAGTTAAACAATACGATGGGATAACAGATTACTCTGTGTTAAAAGGAATGGTTAGAGATGATGCTGAGGGGTTTGTGGTACTTTTCTCTAATGGTGATAGAATAAAAGTGAAAGGTGTTGAATACTTACGATTACACAAAATAATGACTAACGCATCAACTACTGCGATATGGGAAGTTTTATCTACTGGTGGTAATATAGAAGATTTAATTAAAGACGTACCTGATGAATTTTATAATAAAATTAAATTATATGTCAGTGAGTTAAGTTACCAATGGTATCAATATTATAATCAACTAGGTAAAACTTATGATTATTTTAGGTATGGTAAATATGGGGATAAGGATCCTGAACCTACTAAAAAAGAGTTTGCAGAATTTATTAAAGATAAAGAACCTATCGTAAAAGCAATTATGTTTGCAATGTGGGATGGTAAAGATTACGATAAAATTATATGGAGTGCACTAAAACCAAAATTTAGAAAATTATGATAGACAATTTAGAACTAATAAAACCGTTATTAAATTTTACAGATAAAGGTGACTTTTATATGTTATATGTTTTTAAACGTAAAAAGGATCAACCTGAAGGTGAAAGAGATAACCATCAATCGGTAAGGACAATCAAAACTTATTGTATAGAGTCTATTGAACATATTGAAAAGAGATATGATGAAATTAAACAACTTTGTGAAATGTTTAAGGCGAGGGCATATATTCATGTTCAGAAACAAAATCATAAGGATGTATCTCTTAATATGTTATCCACACTAGCGGAACGTATTAGGGATGGTGTAGATAAACAACAAGGTTTATTTGATTCTGTTGTGGGACAAATTAAAACACATGAAAAGAGATGGATTATAGATATTGATGGTAGTCATACACCAAGTCCGATAATGATATATTTCATCGAATATGAATGTGAACCATATACTAAAGTTAATTTTGATGTGGCTGGTGTCCCTAATGGATACTTAGTTGGTCCAAAATTAGAATCAGTAATACCTACAAAAAATGGACACCATCTAATCACTAAAAAATTTGATGTTAAAAAATTTAAAGAGAAATATCCTGATATAGACATCCAAAAAAAGAACCCAACACTATTATATTTACCTAATAGTTTGGGATAATAAAAAAAAATTGTAATTTTGTGTTATGAAAATAGTATTAGATAAAGGACAACGATTATTTTTTACGAGTGATACCCACTACAATCACTCTAATATTTGTTCTTCAACAACTAGTTGGGAAGGTGCGGAGAATTTAACTCGTAAGTTCAATTCACTTAACCATATGAATGATACATTAGTTAACAACATTAATGAAGTTGTTGGTGAAAATGATGTGTTAATTCATTTAGGTGACTGGAGTTTTGGTGGGTTTGAAAAGATTGAGGAATTTCGTAACAGAATAGTATGTAAGAACGTTCATTTAACTTATGGTAATCACGATCACCATATTCGTAGAAATAAAGATAATATACAAGACATATTCTCTTCAACTAACGACTATTTGTTTTTAGATATTCGCCGACAATCAAATTTGGGTAAGGGTATGATGGATAAATATTCTTTTGTATGTATGCATTACCCAATCGCATCGTGGGACAGTATGAATGATGGTGTAGTTCATTTACATGGACATGTTCATTTACCACCTAATTTAAGGTTAGGTGATGGAAAGTCATTGGACGTTGGGGTGGACGGTAATAAACTATATCCTATAACTTTAGATGAGGTAATATCTATCGTTAAAAATCAACCAATTAAAAAATTAACTTTACCGAAAGATCATCACGAAAAAAGAATATGAAAAATATAAATAATAAAAATTCGAATAATGGAATAGGATTAGGTACAATACTTTTTCTTATTTTTATGGTATTAAAATTAACTAATAATATCGATTGGAGTTGGTGGTGGATTACCTCTCCACTATGGATACCGTTAACATGCCTATTAATTCTAATCATAATAGAACACATATATTTTAAAAAATGAAAGATAAAATTTTATATATTGTAAGAGGGATACCTGGTTCAGGTAAAAGTACAATCGCCAAAACATTAGGGGGTATTCAGATAGAATCGGATCAATATTTTATTGATTCTAATGGGGAATATAAATTCGATGCTTCGAAATTACATAATGCTCACAATTATTGTCAAACTCAAACAGAGGCGTGGATGAAAACGGATGGGGAGCAAGTAAACATAGATAGGATAGTTGTATCAAATACATTCACACAAGAATGGGAAATGAAACCTTATTTTGAATTAGCAGAAAAATATGGTTATATGGTTTTTACTATCATTGTAGAAAATAGACATGGGGGAACAAACGTACATAATGTTCCTGAAGATAAAATTAAATTAATGAGGGATAGATTTGAAATAAAGTTATAATTATTTCAAATCTACCACATCTGACCTAACCCAACCATATCTATAATCATCAACATGTTTTTCTAATCTAACGTAGTACCACATATTTGATTTATCGTCTAATTTTTTACCTTCAACTACACCCACTAATGATGGATATTCTATCCTAGTCATTAAATTGTCGAAAAACCCTGAATCTACATAAGCCCCTTCTCTTACGTTAACATACCCATTAGATTTTTTAGGATAAACTTTTTTACCTACAACATTTGGGGTTTTAGGTTTTTGTTTTGTTTTTGACATATCTAATAAATTGAAGTCGTTAGCCTCAATTGTTCTTATTAGTTTATCTGCATATGTTGTAGAATTTCCCGCATAATTTAATCTTTGTAAACCTTCTGCCCAAGATTGGTAATCTGTGATAGGTAAACTAAATAATTCACTATATCTTTGATTACTAGTTAAGAATTTACCGTGATCATCAAACGAATCGGCAATACTATCGTAAGACCTCCATTCTGCCAAATTACCATCCGCATCTTTTAATGATACACAATTTGAGGCATTGTGACATTTAACGCCAAAATAATTATTATATTTAGAAGGTAATAAACTTCTACCCCATCCACTCTCTAGTGCGGCCTGAGCCATAGTAATACTGGCAGGTATTTTATATGTATCCATATTTTTAAGTGCTAAATCTTTGGTTTTAGCAATAAAATCTCCTTTACCTTCTGTAATTAAATTTTTATATAATTCCTCTTTCAATATTTGTTTTATTAATTTTCTCATACAACTAACATCATTTTTTTCTATAAATACTTTACTTCATCATAAAAAATTAATAATATTAGATAAAATATTAAACGATGATAGTAGAAAATGGTAAGGGTGTAGTTGTCCACTACACAGGAAGATTTGAGGACGGTACAGTATTTGACACTTCTTTAGAAGAAGGTAGAGAACCTTTAAACATTGTTTTAGGTCAAGGATCACTAATTTTAGGTTTTGAAAAAGGTTTATTGGGTATGAATCAGGGAGAAAAGAAAACTATTGAAATCGAACCAGTAGACGGTTACGGTGAGTATATGGAAGGTTTGGTAACAGTAGTTCCTTCAGATAGAGTACCTGAAAGTGTTCAAGTTGGTGACTACTTAATGTCAGAAAGTGACAGAGGTACAATAAATGTTGTTGTAACCGAAATCACCGAAGAAGGGGTTAAACTGGATGCCAATCATCCTATGGCTGGTAAAAAGTTATTCTTTGACGTAGAGGTGTTAGAGGTAAAATAAATAAAAATAGTGTTTCAGACGGGGGGATTTATTCCCCCTTTTATATTTATAATAAATAATAATTGAAAAAATAAAAAAATGGAATTAGAAACTTTATTACAATCGGAAAAACCTGTACTAATAGATTTTTGGGCAGAGTGGTGTGGACCATGTAGAATGATGAACCCTATCATCGAAAATTTTAAAAAAAATAACGATGATGTAGAAGTAGTCAAAATCAATATTGATGAAAATAGGAACGTTGCGGCACAATTTCAAATAAGAAGTATCCCTACTTTGGTAGTAGTCAAAGAAGGTAAACAGGTGTGGAGGAATAGTGGAATTCTAAGTGAATCCGTCTTAACAACCAAAATAAAAGAGATTTTATAGTATTAAACCCAACATTAGTTGGGTTTTTTATTTTTAAAGATATTTATATTAATAACAAAGTTAATGTTTTATATATGGGTAAAAAAATTAAACTTATTATGAAAATTTTTAAAGATATGCTTACAGAAAAGGGAGTTTATTCTCAAAGTAGAATATATTTGTTGTGGGCAATTATTGCGTATTATATAACATTAGGTGTTTTAATGTTTAAAGGTGTTACTAAACATAGTACACTTGATCTAGATAGATTTCAAATTATTATAGATGCTTTAGAGTACGCAATGGTATTATTTGCGGGTTATACTTTTGGCGGTAAATTTCTAAATGTAGTTGAGACTATTGGTTCTTTAAGACACAAAAATAAAAAAGAAGAAACAGAAAACTAATGAAAATTAAACTAACTGAAACGCAGTATAAAAAACTATTTAAAGAAGATAGTGAACAACTGTCTGTAGGTAGTACCATCACACCAAAAATATTAAAGATTATGAGATCTTTAAATAAATTTTATACTAATACCGATAAAACAATTAAAGAATTAAAAAATGATTGGGGTTTAAGTGATGTGGATGCGACTACAATAGTTTACAATTACGAAAAAACATTTAAAAATTTATCAGATAACGAATACGAATCGTTTTTGGGTAAACCATTAGAATTTCAAGGTAATTACGTAATTAGTATTGGTTTACCTACTACAGTTTATTGTAGGACTTTTCTTGATTATGAGATAACAGTAAAAGCTGGTTCAGCCGAAGAGGCATTGAGTAACGCAGTGTCAAAGATTGTAGATGATAATTTTAATGGGATAAATTTACCTAATACGAGGTATAATCGTGATCCTGATTTAGATTGGGATGTTGATGATACGGAACTTGTAATAGATATGGCACAAGATATTTTAAGGGACTTTAGTAACGACTGGACATCAGAAGAAATAAACCAATATATTACATTAAAAAAATGAAAGTTTTAATAACAGAAAGTCAATTATTAACTGTTTATCAAAAAATAGTAGATATCTCATTGAGTAATTTAATGAATATTTGTGGAAATTCTACAGAAGATGAAAATTGGGATTATTCTGATGAAGATGTCGATTGCGAAACTTTAGATATTATAGAAAGTGTTAATGTTGCAACTGCATTTGATAACGAAATTGGGTTGATTATTTATATCGATACTATTTTTGATACTGCCGATGTAGGTAGTTTTTTTTGGGATTTAGAAAAACAAATAATAGAAACAACTGGAAAAGAAAATATAAAAGTTAAACTATTAAATGTTATTAACAATAGAGAAAGGAATTGGTGATGAAAATTATAATTACAGAGAGTCAATATAAAAAAATATTAATTAGGGAGTTTGGTGAAACAATCAAAGATCCTAAAAGATGGTATAAAAAAATTCTTAAATGGGTTAATAATGAACCTAAAAGACTTAACTTTGATAGTAATTCTTACGAAACAGTAGTTTATGACGATAAAGGAATTTATTTAGGGTATTACGATAAAGAAGGTGGATATGGTTTAGTAGTAACTGAATACGGTATAGGTGTAGATGATTACACAAATCAGTTTGATGAAGAAATATTGGATGAGGAAGAGGGTGGAGACGCACCTGCTGGAGGAACTGCTAGTGTTTGGCCACTTAAAGATGTAACTAGAGGTGTTGCGAATCCAATAGACAATTCACCTTGGTCGGTTGAACCAGCTAGAGGACCCGCAAACCAACTAACTTAATTAGTTGCCACCGTTATTTGTTTGAGTAGTACTTTGTGTAGTACTAGATTCATTAACTGGTTTAGCAACTGGCTTTTTGTTTTTACAACCACAACCCATATTCGTAATTTTTTGATAATTGTTATTATATATATAAATATCGTTAAAAAATAATATTTGTAAATGATAACCCCAAAAATTTGTTTTTTCTAAAACTATTTACTAAATTTGTATAAAATATAAGATATGAATTTAGATTTTTTAAAGGAGGTATTATCATTACCTTCAATTTCGGGAGATGAAAGTATGGTTAGAGACTTCATCATTGAATTCGCAGAGAAACACGGTATAGAACATTATAGTGATAAAAAGGGTAATCTTTATCTTTGTAAAGGTATGTTAGATTCTACGGAAGAATATTACCCATGTGTGGTTTCTCATATGGACACTGTACATAGAACACATAACAACTTAATTCAAAACAAAGTTAGACTATCCATCAAAGAAGATAATTTAGGTGTGTTAACTGCATATCATCCTGAAACAGATAAACAAACAGGTATTGGTGGTGATGACAAATGTGGTGTTTATGTTTGTTTAGAATTATTCAAAAAATTCGACAAATTAAAAGGTGCGTTTTTTGTTGAGGAAGAAATAGGTATGTTAGGTTCTAAACAATCTGATGACAACTTTTTCTCAAATGTTGGATATGCAATCCAATTCGATGCACCATCTAGTAACTGGATAACTGAAGTTTGTTGGGGGGTTAAATTATTTGATGAAGATTTTAAAGGAATTATAAAAAATAATTTAAAAGAATCTGGTTACACAAATTTTAGTAGAGATCCATTTACAGACGTAAATCAATTATCAACTAAGTATGATTTTAATTGTCTTAATTTAGGTTGTGGATACTATAGACAACATACCGATTTTGAGTATGTGGTAGTTAAAGAAGTTGAGTCATCTTTAATAGCGGGTGAAAAATTAATTAACCACTTAGGTACTGTTAAGTATACCCACAATAAAAAATTAATCACTGAAACTAATCAATATAGTTATTCACCATTTATGGATGACGATAACGATGAAGACGATGTTGATATAAATGAAAGTTTATATATTGAACACATTTCATACGAAATTGTTGATTTATTATCTGATATGATTAAAGTTGGTGCTAGTAAAAATGAAATGGTTAAAGAAGTTAAAAGTTATTTAGAAGATATTATATAGTATGTTTGATTTTGATGATATTGATAGAAGTAAAATGAAGCATTATAGTTTAATTGCGGTGATATGTTTTTTTTCATTCATAACAATTATAATTATATTTCCAGTAATATTATATATTATTTTATTTTTGGGTATAACAATACCTTCTTATTTTTTGTATAAAAACTATAAAAATGATAGAGATGACAAATAATGTTTTAGAGAAAGAATCGTTAGTGAGTGAAATACTTACCGAATTAAGTAAATATGATTACATACCTAACGCAGGATTTTTGGCTGGAGGTGCAGTCGCTAATACTATTTTAAAAATGGTTTGGGGTGGTGATTACCCAGTAAATGATTTAGATATTTTTATTGAAACTAATGAGTACAACTCAAGATCTTTCACACCTATAAGATCTAATTCATTAAATATTGAGGGTGATGGTTATATGATCACTAAGATGGCATATGACTCATATACAACTTATAGTATTGATAGGGTGGAAAGAGAGGGTTTCTTAAATACTATCTATATTAAAAAGACATTTAATACAGATACACCTAAAAC